AATAGTTGGGCTTGGTGACAGTTCAGCTCATTGGTATCTTGCCACATTAGCTGTCGAGACAGGCATTAGTCCCAGAGAGCTTATGAAGCTCGATGATCGGATGCTCTGGACCATTGGTCGCTATCTTGTATGGCGAGCTACGCACCAAGCACCTAAGCGCTGAGAAGAAGCACCCTTCGGGGTGCTTCTTTTTTGTTCGGTAGACTTAGCTTAGACAGGCGGAATACATGGCATTGAAAATTTACGGTAGCCCCACGGGTGGTGTCCGAGTACATGCCACCGACTACAAGCAAGTCATCAAGCAACTAAAGCTGATAGATCCGACTCAAGCTAAACAACTTAAAAAGCGCTATCGAGAGATAGGTGGCCCAGCACAAAAATCAGTTAGGGATGAGATTTTAACTATAGGTTCAAAAGGCCCAATCCCTGATACAAAAAGAAAAAACCGCATTAGCAACGGTATGCTACACGGTGGTCGTACTGGTTGGGGTACTAACTACGGCTCTACTGGCGGCCCCGTATCTGGAGTCAAAAGGTATCCTTACCAATCAGTTTTGCTACAAACCCTAGAAAGAGCGAAAAAAGGTCAAACAGGTATCGTAAGGCTGGTGGTTCGGTCAGCAGCTACGGTACTGACAGACTTGGCTCAAAATTACAGGGGTCGCTCGCTTAGCCGCCCCTACAACATTCGGTTATTTGGTGGTCCTGAAATTAGCCGTCAGCACAAAATTACCTATTTTTCAGTCGGTAGCTTTATCAGAAAGCTTGGAGCAGTAAAGAAAAAGAGCCTTAAGGGTAAGTCAAGAAATGTTTATCCAGGTTTTGACAAGGCAATCCCAGCCGTAAAAATCAAGGCAGAAATGGCTATTAGGGAAGCCGTAAAATTTATAGAAGCAAACATAGACAGGATTAGCAAATGAGCCAAATGTTCTTGAATGTGGTCAGCACATTCAAAGGCGATGGAATTACTCAAGCCACTAGGCAACTAGGGGCGTTTGGCAAACAGACTAACTCATTTGGTTCTATCTTGGGCAAGGTTGGTACGGCCTTAGCCTCATTTGGTGTTGCAACTAAGGCTATTCAATTCGGTAGAGAAGCTATTACCTCTGCTCGTGATCTTGAAAGAAACCTTTACGCCCTAAATACTGTTTTTGATGACCTAGCTCCTGGCATGAACCAATTTGCCAAGGATGCTGAAAATCTTGGTCTAAGTCAGTCCAAGGCTGCCAAGGCTTCTGTATTCATCGGTTCGGTTCTAAAGCAATCTGGCTTTGCCATGAGCGATGTTGCCAAGGAAACAAAAAACCTTGTAACACTCGGTACTGACCTAGCTGCCTTGTATGGCTACGATGTCCAAGAAGCTTTGCTTGGTATGACCGCGCTATTCCGTGGTGAGTATGACCCGATTGAGAAGTTCGGTGTCGCTATGAAACAAAGCGAAATTAACTCCGAACTTGCTGCAAGAGGACAAGACAAGCTCCAAGGTGCTGCTCGCCGTAATGCTGAGCAGATTATTCGGTTGGAGCTTTTGTACCAAAGAGCTGCCGATGCGATGGGAGCCTTTACAGGACAAAGCGGAAGTCTCTACACAGAGCAAAAGAAGCTTGGTGCAACCTTTGAGAACATGCAGGCACAGATTGGTACTGCACTTCTTCCTTCAGTAGTAGACCTAAACGAAGCACTACGAATCATGCTCGTAGAGATAACTCCATTGCTAATTAGCATGTTCGAGAGCATTGCAGAGGGACTAGAGGGTGTTGTTGGCATTTTCAATGACGCTATGGACCCCACTACAGAACTTGGTGAGAGCTTTGCTGCTCTAAACATTCAGGCAGAATCACTTGCTCAAACAATGGGCGCGGAAGACTTCAACTTTGATGTTTTTGAGTTCGGTGCATTAGTAATCAGAAGCGTTGTGGACTTTGTACACGACCTTATGAGATCACTAGAAGATGTCATCATTCATCTTCAGGTAGCTGGAATAGCTATAAACGACTTCTTTACTAACCGTGAGAAGTTCGATAACACCGACTATGTTGCCATGCGTAAAGAGCTTATGGCGGTTGCAGACGGAGCAAAGGACATTCGCCTAAACGGTGAGACTGCTAGTGATTCAATCAAGGCAATGCGAGATGCTGTTGCAGATGCAGACAGCGCAAAGCTAGATAACCTCAAAACACAGCTTTTCGGAATTAGAATTTCTGCAAGAGAATCCGCTAATGAAATGCGTAGATTTAGAGAGCAGGCTGGGCTACCTGCTCTTGGTAAAAAAACCACTACAAGCACAGATACTGACAGCACAACCACGGGTAGCAAACCAGCGGCTGCTGCGCTGAGTGCCGTTGAACAACTGCAAAAAACACAATCCCTAAGTGTAAAACAAGCCGAAGCACAAGGCAAACTTTTGGGTCTTAACTTGGAGCAGGGTGTTGTAGATCAAATTTTATCTATGACTAAGCCAGTCAAATCGGCAAATGATATCTTCAAGAGTTTGACTAAGAAGAACGGGGAGATTTCCAAAAAAGGCATTGCAGCAGTAGCCAAGTACAATGCTGACTACAACGCTGGTATTGAGCAGGTAAACCAAAGACGCGCCGAAGCTGCGCAAGCTGCTATCGCACAGGCTCAAGAGGCAGACCGACTGGCTAAAGAACTAGAACAAGCCGAAAAAGCTCGTATTGCAACATTAGACCAGTTATACGCAAATTTCCTAGATTCCATAAAGGGAACTTTTGCAGGCATCAAAACGGCTATCCAAGGTGCATTTGACATTACAGGACTTGGCGGATCCACAAACGCAATCATTCGTAATATGAACAAGCTACTTGCCAAGATGAAGTCCTTTAGCATGAATGTAAGAGAGCTTGCAACTATGGGTCTTGACCCTGCCCTGCTACAGCAGGTTATTCAGGCTGGTCCCGTAGCTGGCTCTAGGCTCGCTGCTGCTCTTGTAGCTGGTGGAGCAGGCGCTTTAGGTGAAATAAATGCAGGATTCATGCAGGCTGGCTCACTTGCCTCTGAAATTGCCACAACAGGTACTCAGTCGCTATTTGACACTCAAAGACAGCAAAGCGTTTACAACATTACTGTCACGGGTGGAGTCGGTTCTGGAGCAACTATAGGTAAAGCCATCGTAGACGCTATCAAGGACTACGAGCGCACCTCTGGTGCTGTCTGGCAAGGTGCGTAATGCCAGCTCCCGCAGTCAAGGTTGAGCTTGGACTAAACCTAGGCGAAAGAGACCCTTACGCCTTCAAACTCGATGATTCGGTCCGAGGCGTACTTGACAACACAGATTACACGCTCGGTGGAGAGCGCTTCTTTGACATTACTTCAAGACTTGTCACAGCTCAGATTCGGCGTGGTAAGTCACAGGCTCTAGATCGCATTGACGCTGGTGTGCTTTCTGTCACAGTAGATAACTCAGACAGAACCTTTGACCCGCTATACGAAAACGGCCCATATTTTGGTCAGCTTATTCCTAGGCGTTCGGTTCGAGTCACCAGCAACGACCTACCAGTCTTTATTGGCTTTGTAGATGACTTTGACATTCAGTACGAGCCTGGCGTGCAGTCCGTTGTCCGTATTGACGCTTCTGACGCTCTTTCGGTTCTTACTAACGCAGGGCTTGAGGAGTTCACTCCTGACTCAGAGCTATCGGGCGCTCGCATAAACACAGTTCTTGACAGACCTGAAATTGACTGGCCTGCTGAACTAAGAGAGATTGACCCTGGCAACTCGGTCATGCTAGATACAGATGTTGCAGAAGGCACAGGAGCGCTTGAGTACCTACAGCTTGTAGCTAACTCAGAGTTCGGTACTTTGTTTTTGGGCAAGGATGGCAAAGTTGTCTTCCGCGAGCGAAACGCTGTCCCGAATACCCCTGACATCGTGTTCTCAGACGAAGTAGTTGCAGGCGTTTACACAGGTATTCAGTTTGCCGATGTAAACATCATTTATGGATCAGAGAACCTTTACAACAGAATTGCCCTAACAAACGCAGATGTCTTCCCAGAAGAAGCCTTTGCTGAGGATGCAACCTCTCAGGCAGTCTACGGACCAAGAACGCTCAGCCAATCAGGACTACTTATTCAGGAGCCAGAGCAGCTTCAGTTCTTGGCTGACTTCTTCTTGGCTCGCTACAAAGAGCCTCAGTACCGCTTTGAGACCGTCACAGTAGTCCTAGACACCCTGACAACCGTGAACCAGAACAAGGTGCTAGACCTAGAAATCGGTGACATTGTTCAGGTTCGGTTCGAGCCTTCTGACATTCCACCAGCTATTGAGCAATACTGCCGAATCATCGGGGTAAACCACGACTGGACTCCTGGTAGCAAGAACATTAGCTTTGCCCTAGAGCGCCTAGACTTTGCGGTCTTTATCCTAGATGACGCGGTACTCGGTGAGCTGGACAATGACCGACTTGCCTACGAGTAGTAAACTAAACTAAGACAAAAGGAACCCAATGCCAAGAAAAACCTTTACCGCTGGTGAAGTCCTAGCTGCTGCTGATGTAAACACATACCTCAGTAATGAAACGACACTTACTGTGTCCACAGCTACTACTTACACAGTCCAAACCTCTGACCGCTACAAGATCCTAGAGTTTGACTCTGGTTCAGCAGTCACAGTGACTATCGGTACAGCCACAGCTTTCCAGGCTGGCGAGCGTGTGGACATCTTGCAGGATGGTGCTGGCACAGTCACAATTCAGCGTGATGGCACAGCTACCTCACTTGCAGGTCGAGGAACCGCTGGAACCGC